GAAAACCGCCAATACGAACAACTGGCCTTACCTCGAAGTCAACCCAGATGTCACCGATGGTGCAGGATCTCCTTTGCCATTACCTGAACGCGCGCAGCCACCTATGGCGCAAACCGGCCTTATCCAAGCCAAAGTGGGCGCTGGGGAAGATATTAAGGCCACCACGGGTCAATACGACAGCTCCATTGGTGCGACCAGTAACGAGAGGACGGGTCGTGCGATTCTGGCTCGGCAAAACCAAGGCGATACATCCACATATCACTACGTGGACAATCTCGCGCGAGCGGTTCGATATACGACAAGACAGCTAGTCGATCTGATCCCTAAGATCTATGACACGGAGCGCGTGGCGCGTATCGTCGGGTTAGACGGCGAAGTGGATATGGTAAAGATCAATCCAAATCAGCCGGAACCAGTGCGCGTTATCAAAGATCCGATCACAGGTCTGGATATTGATAAGATCTACAACCCGTCCATTGGTATTTATGATGTGGTTGTTACCACTGGCCCAAGCTACGCGACCAAGCGCCAAGAGGCGATGGAAGCGATGCAGATGATCTTGCAGACAAACCCGCAGCTCTGGGCTGTGGCAGGCGACTTGTTCATTAAGAACATGGACTGGCCTGGGGCGCAGGAGATGGCGGCTCGGTTCGCCAAAACGCTCGATCCGAAGGTTCTGGATAACACAGATGAGTCGCCAGAAGCGCAGATGATGCGTATGCAAATGAACGACATGGCGAACCAGATGGAACAGACTGCGGCGCTCGTGCAACAGTTGCAGCAAAGCTATGATATGCAGAAGCTGGCGATTGATGAACAGAACACGCAGATCAAGGCGTATGATGCGGAAACGAAGCGCATACAGGCGACAGCGGCCAATATGACACCTGAACAAATACAGGATATTGTCATGGGAACGGTAGCGGCAGCGCTCGATACGGGTGACATTGTGCCTAGATCGACGCCTATGCAACCTCAATTACCAGGATTAGAATAATGAGCTGCGCGGATCTAATCGGACACCTGTTTTTAGCCCGCGATGTGACGCATAGCGTGCATCTGAACACGCGATCATATGCAAAACATAAGGCTCTGGGTAAGTTTTATGAGAATATCATCGGTTTAGCCGACGATTTAGCCGAAGCCTACCAAGGCAGACACGGCCTAATCGGGCCGATTACGCTCCATTCAGCCAAGAAAACCAACAATGTTATTGAGTTTCTTGAAGATTCGCTGAAAGACGTTGAAGAAATGCGGTATAAAGTCTGTGATAAGGACGAAACGGCGATTCAGAACATTATCGACGAGATAGTTGGTCTTTATCTCAAAACTCTGTATAAATTGAAATTCCTAGCGTGAGGAAATCATGGCATATGCTCTAAATCTTACGGCCACTTCGCAAGTTAAAATAGGGCTTGCCAAGGTTAAAGGCGTTTTCGTCTCCAGCGGCACGACACCGACCATCGCAATCTACGACTCGGCTACGGCTTCGACCTCAGATCCTGTTGTTGTATCCACTTTTACGAGCGCAGTTCCAAACAATTATTTGTTTGCGCCTGAAGGTGTCACGTTAAGCAAGGGTCTTTATGTTGTCTTAGGCGGCACAAATCCGAATGTGACGATCTTCTACGAGTGACCTAAATGGCCTTTATTTATAATCTTACTGACACATGGAATGATGCTGCAACTACATGGAACGGCATAAAACTAGCCGTTACCAACACAGGTTCGTCCGCGTCGTCTAATCTGCTGAATTTGACCGTTACAGGGGCCTCAACGGCCTCTTTTGTCGTTGATAAGAGCGGTAATTTAGCCCTAAACGGCACTGTCAATAAGATTACGTTTACAGCTCCGGCCACCGGCGCGACGCTGACGCTGGCGGACAACTCAACATTCATCACTTCTGGGGCGTATTCTAGCACCTTCACCTTCTCCGGCACGACCACGCTGACGTTCCCAACGAGCGGCACGGTCACGGCGCTCGGTAATACGACAACAGGCTCTGGCGCTATTGTATTGGCGACAAGCCCATCGCTTACATCGCCTGCGCTTGGTATTCCATCAGCGGTTACGCTGACAAATGCGACTGGTCTGCCGATTTCAACGGGTCTGACCGGCACAGGAACAGGAGTTCTTACCGCGCTTGCGGTAAATGTCGGCTCTGCGGGCGCGTTTGTTACGTTTAATGGCGCTCTTGGCACACCTAGCAGCGGTGATTTGACGAATTGCACGGGGATTAGCCCAAGCAACATCAGCGGACTTGGCACAGGCGTAGCCACATGGCTTGCAACGCCATCTAGCGCCAATTTAGCGGCTGCGGTCACTGATGAGACTGGTAGCGGATCGTTAGTCTTTGCAACCAGCCCAACACTTGTCACTCCTGCACTTGGGACGCCATCCTCGGCGACACTGACAAATGCGACGGGATTACCTATTAGCACAGGCGTTAGCGGCCTTGGGACAGGTGTTGCGACGTTCTTGGCGACGCCATCAAGCGCGAATCTCGCATCGGCTGTCACTGATGAAACGGGATCTGGGCCTCTAGTATTTGCGACCAGCCCGACCTTCACGTCTCAAGTTACGTTTGGCACGGCCAGTTCAACACGCGGCACGCTCGTATTAGCCAACACAAGCGCTAACACTGTCACGCTGCAATCGTCTAATTCTACGGCTGCAAACTATACGCTGACCTTCCCAGCGGCTGCACCTGTCAACGGCTACTACCTTCAGACTGACACGAACGGCGTCCTGTCATGGGCGGCAGGCGGTGGCGGTGGTGGTGGCTCACCTGGCGGCTCTAATACGCAAGTTCAGTTCAATAATGCTGGCGCATTTGGTGGTGACGCGGCCTTTACCTTCGTAAATGGCACCGGCACAGCTACTATGTCGCTTGGTGTCGCCTCTACGACATCGGCTGCGCTGAAGCTGTATAATTCTTCAAGCGCTAACGCTGTTACGATTGCTTCGGGTAATAACAGCGTTGCTTGGACTTTTACTTTACCAACATCCGCAGGCACGAACAATTACGCTCTGTTAACTGATGGTTCTGGCAACACATCATGGGGCGCAGTTGCTACTGGCACAATTAATACCGGCACAATTGGTCAGATTACATATTACTCTGGCGCTAACACGCTATCTGGCACAACGACTGGCACAGGCGTCCTCACCGCTCTTGGCAATAACACAAACGTCGCTGGCGGCGTTCTTGTCCCTGCGGCAGCTCTTACGGCGAGCGCTATTGTTCTTGGCGGCGGTTCTGGAACTGGCCCAGCTACCACAACGACCGGCACAGGCGTCGTTACAGCTATTGGTAATGCGGTCAATACGGCAGGCGGTTTATTAGCCCCTGCGGCAGCTCTTACAGCTAATGCTCTTGTTGTTGGCGGCGGTTCTGGAACTGGCCCCTCAACGGTTACAACAGGCACAGGCGTTGTCACGGCTCTTGGAGTCAACACGGGCACGGCGGGCGCATTTGTTGTCAACGGCGGCGCGTTAGGCACACCTAGCAGTGGCACGCTCTCAAGCTGCACAGGGCTACCCCTTACAACTGGCGTTACTGGCGTTCTTCCGGTTGCTAACGGTGGCACCAACGCTTCTTCGGCTGGTATTACTGCTTTCAATAATATCACAGGCTACACAGCGGCCGGGGCGACAGGAACAACAAGCACCAATCTTGTGTTCTCAACCAGCCCGACGCTTGTCACACCTGTTCTTGGCGCAGCGACAGCCACAAGCGTAAATAAAGTCGCAATTACAGCGCCAGCCACAAGCGCTACATTGACTATTGCGGATGGCAAAACATTAACCGCGAGTAACTCAATAACGATTGCTGGAACTGACGGAAAAACAGCCTCGTTTAGCAACTCGATTACGTTTGCGGGTACCGATTCTACGACAATGACGTTTCCTGCAACGTCATCAAGTATTGGCTATCTCAACATCCCGCAGAACAGCCAGACATCAGCCTATGTCGCGGTTGTTGGCGATGTCGGCAAGCATATCAGCATCACAACTGGCGGCGTGACGGTTAACGCTTCTGTGTTTAGTGCGGGGGATGTGTTCACGATCTATAACAATTCAGGCTCTAGCCAAAATATTACGGCGGGAACTAACGTGACATTCCGTCTTGCGGGAACCGCAACAAGTGGAACTCCTAGGACATTAGCACAATATGGTTTAGCGACCGTTCTTTGCGTTACTGGCGGCGCAACACCAACATTCGTTGTTTCTGGTGCCGGAGTAGCCTAATGTCTGGCATATATGCAATGCTATTTGCTGGAAAAGGTCGTTTAACGATAGATTATCTTGTTGTGGCAGGCGGAGCAGGCGGTGGCGGCGGCGGCGGCGGCGGCGCAGGTGCATATAGAGAATTTACCAATCAAACATTAATTGCTGGCACTGCATACACAATAACAGTTGGCGGCAGTGGTGGAGGCGGCGCTGGGGGCTCTAAAGGAACTAATGGATCTGACTCCATATTTTCTAGCACTACGTCAACAGGCGGTGGTGGCGGCGGCGGGTTTAGCGCTACAAATTTGAATGGTGCTGATGGCGGTTCGGGCGGCGGCGGCGGCGCAAGTAATGCGTCACCTTTTACAGGTGGCACAGGTGGCACAGGAACTACCGGAGGCAATACTGGTGGTAATGGCGTAACAGGTGCAACAGGTTTTGGCGGCGGCGGCGGTGCAAGCGCCACTGGCGCTACTGCTACAGCGGGCGTTGGCGGAAATGGTGGGGCCGGGTCTACTTCTACAATAAATAGTATCGTTTATGCGGCAGGCGGAGGCGGAGGAGGCCAATCAACAGCAGGGACAGGCGGGTCTAGCATTGGCGGCAATGGCTCACTTAATGGCGGCGCATCGGGGAACGGAACGGCTAATCGTGGTGCAGGTGGTGGTGGTGGCTACAACACTACTGGCGGATCCGGCGGATCCGGCGTTATTATTATTAAGGCACCAAGCATCTATACTGCAACTTTTTCTGGCGGCGTCACGCAAACATCTTCAACATCGAGCGGCAATACAACATATACAATAACTGCGGCGGGCGTTTCAGATACAGTTACATTTAGTTAGGATTATAATATGGCTCACTATGCCTATCTCGATAAAAATAATATTGTAATAAATGTTATTGTAGGTAAAGATGAAAATGACGCCTCTAATAATTGGGAAGTATATTATGGGGCTAAACGCACGTCATATAACACACGCGGCGGCGTCTATTATATTCCTAACACAAATATGCCAGATCCCGATCAGACAAAATCATTCAGAAAGAATTACGCTGGGATCGGCTATTCGTATGATAAAAATTTAGACGCATTTATTCCGCCAAAACCTTATTTATCTTGGCTGCTTGACACACAAACTTGTCTATGGCAAGCGCCAGTTCCATATCCTGATGATGGTAAATTCTACGTTTGGAATGAGCAGACTCAATTTTGGGAACTTGTAAGTGAAAATTGAATTAACGCCGCAAGAATGGGCATATATATTAAACGTATTGGGGCAACGTCCTTTTGTCGAAGTAACTGAACTTATAGCTAAAATTCAAAAGCAAGCTGTTGACGATCAGCCATCAGCGGAGTAATAATACCCGTTACCGACTAGCCGGATAGCTAGGTTAGAAAGGAAGTTGCCTTGAGCGACGAAGAACAGGCTGTAGCGGAGATCAGCCCCGCGCCGGAACAGGAAGCTACGGCAGCACCTGAATCTGTTGAGACGACGCCGGAGGAACAACAGTCTACAAAATCGTTCTCTCAAGAAGAGTTGGACGCTATTGTAGGCAAACGCCTCGCAAGAGAACAGCGCAAATGGGAAAGAGATCAAGCCCAACGGCTTGCGGAGCAACAGGCTAGACAGCCCGTCGCACCTCCACCCGCGCCAGATGATTTTGAGAACGCTCAAGCCTATGCGGAAGCATTAGCGGAGCAAAAAGCTCAAGAACTTCTGGCACGACGAGAGGCCGCAAGACAACAGGCAGCTCTGCTTGACTCATATAAGGATCGTGAAGAGGAAGCGCGGGACAGATACGATGACTTTGAACAAGTCGCGTATAACCCGAACCTCCCCGTAACGGACTATATGGCTCAAGCCATCCAGGCTTCAGACATTGGCCCCGAAGTGATCTATCACCTCGGATCCAATCCGAAAGAGGCCCAGCGGATCGCTAATTTGCCGCCAATTTTGCAGGCAAAGGAGATCGGTAGGATCGAGGCCAAACTGGTCGCGGAACCGCCGACAAAACGCACTTCAACTGCGCCAGCTCCTCTTGCTCCTGTTACGGCTACTCGGTCAAGCTCCGGCCCTAGATATGATACGACTGATCCTAGATCGTTAAAGTCGATGTCAACGTCAGAATGGATTGAAGCCGAACGGTTGCGACAGATCAAGAAGTGGGAAGCGCAAAACCGTAGGTAATTAAATCATGTCTAACTCGATTTTAACAATCGACATGATTACTCGCAAGGCTCTTGAGATCCTTGAGAATAGTCTTGTCCTCACGCGCACCGTAAACCGTCAGTATGACGACTCTTTCGCTGTAGAAGGCGCTAAGATCGGCTCGACCCTCCGCATTCGTCTTCCTGACCGCGCTTTGGTCACGGACGGCGCTGCCCTTCAGGTTCAGGACGACAACGAGCAATACACCACGCTCACTGTCTCCAGCCAGAAGCACATCGGCGTTAACTTCACGACCGCCGAACTAACGATGCAGTTGGACGACTTCGCTGAACGTGTTCTGAAGCCTCGTATTTCGCAGCTCGCGTCTTCTATCGACGCCGACGTTGCAAACAGCTTCAAATACATCGGCAACTCGGTCGGCACCCCAGGCACCACGCCTGCTACGTCGCTCGTCCTGTTGCAGGCCCAGCAAAAGCTTAACGAGAACGCTGCGGTCATGCAGCCTCGCTATGCCACTGTTAACCCAGCCGCTAACGCTGCGTTGATCGAAGGCATGAAAGGTCTGTTCAACCCTGTGTCGGCTATCTCGAAGCAGTTCAAGAACGGCATGTTTGGTGAAGGCATCCTCGGCTACGACGAGCTGAATATGTCTCAGTCAATCAAGCAGTTCACGACTGGCTCGCGCGCTGGCACCGTTACGGTTAGCACGACCGTTACCGCTGAAGGCTCAACCAGCATCGTTCTGACTGGTCTTAGCACCACGACGATCAAAGCTGGCGACGTTTTCACCATCGGTAGCGTCTTCGCTGTTAACCCGCAGACCCGTGAGTCAACCGGCTCGCTGTATCAGTTCGTGGCTCTTGCTGACGTTACGGCGTCAACAACCGCTACGGTCACTGTTCCTGCGATGTATTCGGCTTCTCAGGCTCTCGCTACGATTGATGCTCTGCCGGTTTCCGGCGCGGCTGTCACGTTCCTCGGCGCTGCTTCAACGCAGTATCCACAGAACTTGATCTATCACCGTGACGCGATCAGCTTCGCCACCGCCGACCTTCTGCTTCCGCAGGGTGTCGATATGGCAAGCCGTCAGGTTCACAATGGCATCAGCTTACGCGTTGTTCGTCAGTACGACATCAACAACGACCGTCTGCCTTGCCGTATTGACGTGCTCTATGGCTACAGCGTGATTCGTCCGCAGATGGCCGTTCGCCTTTGGGGCTAAAGCTAAAAGGGGGCTAAAGCCCCCTTATCACCTTTTCTTTGGAGTTTAACCCATGACAACTACTCAGAACGCGGCTTATCCGCTTGAGACGTTTGGCCCTTACGGCGCTATTCCGCAGGGCACTGGCGGCTATCAATTTTCGGCAGGTGATCGCGGCGAACCATTGCTCCGCGCACAGGCAGCTTCGGCTGATCTGACCGGCGCAACTGTTACGATTACGGCGGCTAATCTTTCCGCTGGTATTGTGACGATTGATTCCGGCGGAACAGACGCTGGCACCTACACGTTCCCAACAGGCACGTTGATCGACGCCGCTTTCCCAAGCGTCGCTGTCAACACTAGCTTTGACGTTAGCTTTATTAACATTGGCGACAATGCTTCTAACGACGTGACGTTTGGCGCTGGCACGGGCAATACCATTGTAGGCAGCGCGGTTCTTATTGACGGTGCTACGACGACCAATCCGTCATCGGCTATCTTCCGTTTCCGTAAAACCGGCACGGCTGCATACTCGATCTACCGCATCGCATAACTAGGGTGGGCGCAAGCCCACTCTTTTTTAGAGGACATCTCCATGCCAAACACCAAAGCAGTTGGTGTTGCTTTTTCTGATCCTGAACTCGTAGCTGGCACAACCATTACGGGCGCAACGATCACTGGAGCGACGCTGGACTCTACAACCAAAGTTCTCTCTAATATCTACACTGGCTATTCTGAGAGTCAGCAAGGCGCGACGATTGCGGTTACTACCGGCGGAACCAACGATGTTTTCCTCATCGTGGCCTCTGCGGGTGTTCTTACTTCGGCGCTCTTTTCTGGCACCGATACGTTAGCGGCTAATGATACGAACTACATCACGTTCAGCATTACCAATCTTGGTCAGGCTGGATCTGGTTCAGCGGCTATGTTGGCGGCTACTGACGCTAACACGACCAAAGCAACGGGCGGCACAGCTATCACAGCTAATGCCAAGCGCTCTTTGACGCTCAACGGCACCGCAGCCAATCTGGTTGTTGCTGATGGTGATCGTTTGCGTATCCGCGCTACGGTTTCTGGAACGCTTGCTAACACCGTTACATTCCCTGTTTATAATCTGGAATTTTCGGTATCTTAATATATAGCGGCCTACGGGCCGCTGTATTTCTTTAGAAAGTAACCAATGGCTGTTATTTATTTGAAACACCCCGAACATGGGGTTAAAGTGGCGTGTCTCGACCTAGAGGCCGAAGCCGACGAAGAGAACGGCTGGATAAGGTTCGACCCAGATGACGACATACAGTGCCTTCGATCAGATATGCGGAGCGTTGAGGCTCCTCGGAGTGTTAGCCGAAGGCGAAACGCCCTCGTCAGAGACAGCGAATGACGCGCTTTATGCGCTGAATCAAATGATTGACAGTTGGGATACCGAGCGTTTGGCGGTGTTCTCAACTCAGGATCAAGTGTTCAACTGGCCGTCAGGCGAGAGCACACGTTCGTTAGGCCCGACCGGCGACTTTGTGGGTTTACGTCCTGTATTGCTGGACGACGCGACCTACTTCCGCGATCCACAGACTAACGTGTCTTACGGCATTAAATTTATCAATCAGCAACAGTATGACGGCATTGCGGTTAAGACCGTAACGTCTACTTACCCACAGGTCATATTCACCAATATGACCTATCCAAACATTGATATGGTCATCTATCCAGTTCCTTTAAGACTGTTAGAATGGCATTTCATTTCAGTAGAAAAGCTGTCGCAGCCTGCTAATCTAGCAACGGCGATCCTTTTTCCGCCTGGGTATCTGCGGGCGTTCCGCTACAATCTGGCTTGCGAGCTGGCCCCTGAGTTTGGCGTCGAGCCATCGCCTACGGTCAGCCGG